TCGGCAAGGGCGCGGAGACGTTTTTTTCTGCGTCCAAGATCAGACCCTTGGCGACATACGTGGTCTGGAACGCCTCGAAGACCGGCCAGATTTCCAGCAGGGCGTCGATGCCCTCGGGTGATACGGGCACAATATTGCCAGCATCATCGCCCACGCCCTGCCAATCCAGCACAGCACGGCGGGCAACGGCCTTGGCCATCGCGAGGGCCAGCGCCTCTTGGCTGGCACCCTCAGGCAGGGCCTCGATGGCCGGATCGGCGCGCGCCGACACCATCAGCGCGGTGGTCAGGGGGCCGACGAGCAGGCGCAGGCCGGGGGCGAGGTCCAGCCATTCGGGCGTGGCAGTCAGGTTCAGTCGGATCATGATCAGTATCCTGCGAGGGTGTTGACGAGAACGGCGGTGCACACGCGGGCGGGGCTGGTAGCCTTGGCGGCCATCCAGTCAAAGGTCGCCTGCACGCCTTGGGGCCCGGCGATCTCGATGCGCGGGCGGGGCAGATAGACAGCATGGGCGGTGAAGGTGAAACTGGCGTTGGCCCCGAGGCTGTAGTTGAACTCCAGCTCGCAGGGTGTGCCGTCGATCGCTTGGGTGATCAGCGCCATGTCGGAAAACCGCACCTCTATCCGGCCCGACAGGGCGGCCATGGCAGGATCGGCGCCATCGATGCGGCCATCGCCGCGGATGGTTTCGATCCGGTCGAGGTTGTTGGCATAGGTGATCTCGGCCGAAACCACGTTGCCCAAGGCCGAGCCGTTCCTTTTCACCGTGCCATTGAAATGGCCAAACCGCTGCAGGCCCAGCGCCGTTGGCGTGCCAGCCGCCGTGGCAGCAGCGATGGTTTCGCCTTGGGCCACCAACCGCGCGGTTGCAGTCAATAGACCCGACCGCTGCATCTGCCAGGTCAGCTGATCCAGCACGCAGCCGGAATACATCGCAAAGCGAGGCACCTCCGGCATGGCGGTTTCAATCGCCATGCTGGGCAGCGTCCAGTTGCCCGATTGAAAGGTGTGGGTCTTCGGGGTCGTGCCGCTGGTGACCGGCTGGCCGAAAGCTGCCTTCAGCCAGAACCCGAACGCTTCCACATCGATGGGGATCACCACCTCGCCGTCGGCGGTGACCGCATCCTTGATCGGGGCCAGCGGATCGCGGCCATAGCCCAACAATTCGGATTCCAGCAGCGGCTGTTCCGATCCCAGCGTGGTCCGGGCAAAGGGCATCAAGCGGAACCCACTGACCGGCGGGGTGCCATAAACCGTCTCATACGCAAGCGCCATCTGCGCCCGCGCGCCTTGCGCACGTGCCATGGGGGTCTCCTCGATGTTGGGGGTGTCAGGCCAGGGGGCCGTTGGTGGTGTAGTGCAGCACGACGGTGACGATCGCCGCCTTGAGTGCAGCCGCGCCCTCGATGGGCAGATCGACCGAGGCCGGGGCTTCGGGTTCGACCCAATCGCAAAGGCCGCCAAGGGTGCGGTCGATTTCCAGCGTCGTGCCGATGGCGGCGATCAGGGTGTCGAAGGCGCTGGCCCTGCCAGTGCCCGCTTGGACGACAACCTCCAATTCGGCCCGATGCTGATAGTGATAACGCAGCGGCGACAGCGTGACTTCCGGTTCGCCGGGCTGGCCGTCGCGCAAAATGATCAGCCCTGCTGGCGGGATCCGCTCGGGCAGAACCTCGTCACGCAGAACAAGGGCGGCAAGTGGCTGCAGCCGCGTGTGCAGCGCGACGAGGGTGGTTTCGCGGGTGGTGGGCATGATTTGTTCCAGCTCTGAGCTTTAAGGCGCGGCATCAAAATCGGCTGCCAAACGCGACTCCAGATTTTGCGCCGCGAAGGACTATCGAGGCAGATCGCCATAGGGGCAGACGTCATCCTCAAACGGAACATGGCGTTGCCGGAATCTTGAACCTTCTACAGCTTCCGGATTCGCGATCCTGTCCATCCGGAAATGTCGGAAATCTTGACGCGCGGGATCCCAGGCAACCAGATACCACAGGGGTGGCAGGATGAGCATTGCCTGCGGTTCGACTTCGCGCTGGGTTAGATGCCCTTTTGCGTCACGATAGCGAAAATTCAGCATTACGCGCTCCAGAAATGCTGTCTCGAAAGCAGGCAACAACGCGGCGTCCATGGTCCCTATGTCCGACAAGTCCTGTTGCGGTGACAGCTTTCCGACATAGAGGCAGTCGAGGAACCTGCGCAGATCGTGCACCTTCTCGGGTGGAAGGGCTTTTTCGATCTTGGCCAGACCGGCATCCGCGAGACCCGAAAAGGGTAGGTTTCCAGCTGCCCGCATCGCGGCGACGCTTAACAACAGCGCAAAGACCTCGGTCACCGCAAGACGTGGCGTCGTCTGGACCGACTGTGGATCGAGTTGCAAACCGCCGCCGCGCCCGGGCTCAGAATGTATGACAAAGCCTTGATCGCGCAGCACGCTGATGTCGCGCAGGATCGTTCGCCTTGAGGCGTTGACCTCTTGAGCAAGTTCATCGACCGTCGCCGTGCCCTTGCGACGGAGGCTGCGGACGATGGCATCATGGCGGGAGCGAATATCCATACAATCACAGTAACATGATTGGTGACAAAATGTGGCACCATTTCAAACTAGAGCTGTGTTGCAACTGTCAGCTAGGAGAAAGAGACGATGCAACGTACAGCCGTAAACCCTTGGGAATGGTCTTTGAAGCTGGGCTACAATCAGGCCGAGACGATCGAAGGCATTTCGCGCCACCTGATCTGTGCCGGTCAGACGGCCGTCGACGCTGAGGGCAACCCGCAACACCCGGGCGACATGCGCGGCCAGATCAGCCTTGCACTGGACAATCTGGAGGCCGTTCTTGCCAAAGCCGACATGGGGCTGCGCAACGTCGTGCGGCTTGGTGTTTATGCCACCGATGTCGATGAGGCACTCAAGAACTTCGATCTTCTCGGCATGCGTTTCGGGCCGATTCAATGCGCCCCGCCAATGACCTTGCTTGGCGTCACGCGGCTCGCCATTCCGAGCTTGTTGTTCGAAATCGAAGCGACTGCCGCAGCTTGATTCCAAACCTCGGGAAGCGGCCAGTAAGGCTCCCCAGCCTCATGGCCGCTTCTTCTGAACGGGCACGATCATTGCTTGCCACTGATCCAGCCCGCCACAATCATCCCCGGCACGCCATCCACCGCCCGCTCCGCATCCCGCGCCAGATCGAGCCGCTTGCGCAATTTGACCTGCGGGACCAGCAGGAATATCGGGACAGTCGCGACCCCACGCCCGGTTTTCGACCTGGACGCCACTGCCCGACCTTTGGAATTCAGCCTCCCCTCCGCCACCAGCAGGCTCGGCCCGCGACGTCGGTAGATGAACCGGAGGCGCAACCCCGTGCGGCGTTCCCATTCGCCTGGCGTGATGCGGCCACCCTTCGTGCTTTTGCCTGCCGCCGGGGTGGGGATCGCCAGCCAGAACCCATTTTTTGACCGGATCAGCGGGCCAGTGTCGTGCGCGCCGATGATCACCGGGGCGTTGGACCAGACCAGCGCCGCCGCGTTCAGGCTTTCGCCGGATTTGGGGAAACTGGCGGAGCGGATCGAGTTAGCTAGGCGCATGCCCAATCCCGCGCCGGTGATCTGGCCACGCCAGGCGGATTTCAGGGAGGTGCCTGCCTCGCGCATCGCCGCCGACACTGCCTTTTCACCGGCGGCGATTTCGGCCTGCATCAGCGCGACGAGGTCAGGGTTGAACTGGACCTTCAGCTTCATGATGGGCGCAGGTCCAGTGTCCAGATCAGGCGTTCGCGGTCGCGGATAGGTTCGCCCTGAATGGTGAAGCTGTCGGCCCCGATCACGATCAGATCGCCGGAACGGAGATCGGGCAGGTCGGATACGCGGACGTCCACCATTATGGTGTCACTGACAAAGCGCCCAGCGCCGAAATCGGTGATGCGGTCCGGGGCGCGCCGGATGACGCGGATGGGGCGTTCCTCCGATGTGATGGCAGAAATCCAGACAGCGGCCGCCGCCATGGACGGGTTGGCATAGATCCTGTCCATGGCGGCAGCGAAGGCGTTCATGTCTGGGTCCGTCAGTTCGAGGTGTGGATGCGGATAGCGATACGCGGCCGCTTGTTGACCGGCAGGATCGAGGCTTCCGTCATCAGGTCGATCCAGCGGCCCTTTTCGTCGAGGTGCTGGCGGGCGTAGAGTGGCAGACCAAGGGTGTTGGCCGCCTCCAGGAGGTTCGCCGGGCCGCCGTAGGTGGTGAAAGTGTCCATCGTGCCCAAGGGGAAAGCGATGCCTTCGCTGGCGGGGACCAGCCGTTCGGTCGCCTTGGTGGAAAGCGTGACCGTGCCCGAGTATTCCTCGAACACGATGCCCGCGAAGGGGAAGTTGCGCCGCACATCCTGGCGCAAGGGCTGCGCGCCGGTCGCAGCGTAGAACTTGTACGCCTCCTCGGTCTTGGGATGTGCGATCAGCTTGTCGAAGAATTCCCGGCTGACGAGGGCATGTACGTCCGTCATGCTTTCGCCGAGGAGGTTGTCTTCGATTGCCCGCAAGACCTCGCGGACCTTGCTTTGGACAAGGGTGCCAGCGGTGCCCAGCAGGAAATCCACCGAGATTTGTGCCAGCCCGAATTCGGTGAAGTAGTTGTAAAGGGTCGTCCCGGCCCCGTCCTTCACGATCCCGCGCAGCGCATTCATCTCCATGTATTCGCGGGTCTGGGCATGCTTGCGCCGCATCAGCTGCAGCTTGCGGTTCATCACCTCGACCAGCGGGTCGGCGGCATCGAAGGCGCCCAGAGCGGGCTGGCCCTGAATGTCGCCGGGCAGGATCACATCGTCATGCGGGATCCACGGCAGGGCGAAGCTGCGCATGGACCGGCCTTCCCGGGTGCCAACCGTGGAGGGGCCGCCGAGGGGGACAGAGGGCAGCAGGTTCAGCACACCCTCGTATTGCTCGATGATCACCGACCGTTGCGTGACGCCCTCGAAGCGGAACAGGCCGATCTGGCCGAGGCGGGTGTAGAGGTTGGGCAGAATG